ACGTTAAACAATTAATTTATATTTTATGAAACATTTATTTAAAGCATTGGCAGACTTCCAACAAGAAGTGCCAGTAATTCACAAAGGAACGCAAGGCTACGGATATAGCTATGCGGATTTACCTAAAATCTTTGAGGTGATTAACCCGTTATTACAAAAACACGGATTAGGGTTTACTCAACTAATTAACGGTCAACAAATAGTTACCGTGTTATTCCATTGCGAAAGCGGTGAAAGTATTGAAAGCAAAACTGATATACCAATGATTCAGTTAAAAGGAATGAACGATTACCAAAGTTTTGGCTCGGGAATAACTTATTATAGACGTTACTGCCTTTCAACTATTTTAGGAATCGTAACGGACAAAGACACGGACGCAGCAGGTGAACAAGTAAAAGCCGTAAACACGGAAAAGAAACCTAAGATTGAAGGTGAACGCTTCTTAAAAGCTATTGAAGCAATTAGAGCAGGTGAATTTACCGCTGAAGAACTACAAGCGAAGTTCGATTTAAACGAAGTACAAAAGAAATCATTGTTATTAGTATGAGTTCAAAAGTAATTTTATTTGACGCTGATAGCCTTCTTTATCAATCCGTTTATAAAGTAATTACGTTTTCTGAAATTCGTGAAATGATTGAACAAGGTCGATTAAGGTTTGAAATAGAAATGGAGATACTTCAACGTGCTTACGATAGGTTTGAGAAAATAACATTTGACATTCTAAACGAAATTGAAGAACATTTTACAATAGAAAAAACAATGTTTTTCTTTACTAAGTGTAAAAACAATTTTAGGAAAGAAATATATCATTTGTATAAAGCCAATAGAAAAACACGTAATAAATGGGTAAATGAATTGCGTAATTATATGCTTCAATTCTTAGAAAATTCCTTTGCTCACGATGTTTATGAAGCTGATGACTTAATTTATTATAACGCTCAGTTGTTAAACGTAGAGGATTATATTATTTGTTCAATTGATAAAGATTTAAAACAAATTCAAGGCTTACATTTTGATTATTATCAGGAAAAAAAATACGATGATAATGGAGAAGAATATAAAATTCGTAAAGGTTTTAAATATATGACTAAAACGGATTGTGAAAATTTACTTTGTGAATTACTTTTAGTTGGAGATACAAGCGACAATATCAAAGGGGTAAAAGGAATCGGAGAAATAAAAGCAAAAAAGATTATTTATTCAAAAAATTCTACTTACGGAAAGTTTAAAGCTATTTGCGAAGCGTATAAAAGCGAATCGGAAATATGGAAAGAAAAACTTAAAATGAATTATAAACTATTAAAATTTCAATAAGATGAAACAGACAGCAGTAGAATGGTTATTTGATAACTTAGATTTAAGTGGAGGTAGTGAAGCTATTGAAACTTTGAACAAAGCCAAAGAAATGGAAAAGGAGCAGATGTTAGATATTTATATTAACCATAATCAGTATAATGATAATTTCTTAGGCTTTGAGGATTACTACAACGAAACCTTTAAATCAGAATAAGATGGAAGATAAAATAAAAGAACTTGAATCATTACTTGAAAAAGCAATACAAGAACGAGATTATTATTATGAGTTATGGAAAAAAGCAAATGCTTACATAGTAAAAAATTAACCTTTAAATCAGAATAAGATGAAAGAACTAAAAACAATGGCTTACTATATTAACGTAACGAGAGAAGACCAATGCGTACAAATTAAAGATTTAAAACGCGGAATGGTATGGTATGAAGTAATAAGACAAAGCGACGCAAACACGATAAAAGAGTTTTGTTGTAGTGAAATAAGATTTAAAAACCTTTATATAGAAAGAAGATGAGTAAAACAAGCGTAAAAAGTAAAATCGAAGTCTTAAAACAATGGCTTCAAAGTATAAACCCAATAAAATATATTAAGTAAATGGAAAAGAAAGACAACAGCGGAGTGTTATTCACTAACAACAAGCGAGAAAAGGAAACGCACCCGCATTACAATGGTAAAGCTACAATTAACGGAACTGATTATTATGTTTCAAGTTGGGTTAAAGAAGGTAAAACGGGTAAGTTTTTAAGTTTAAGTTTTAAACCAGTGCAAGAACAACCAACGCAAGGTGGAAAACCAAGCTACGGGAACAAAGATTTTGACGATTTTTTAGGTAGTCTATGAAAGAACAAGCAAAAGTATTAAGCGAAGCAAACGAGTTGACAAGGTTAATGATTCGTCATTATATGCAAAAACACGAATTAAGCCTTAACGCTTTCTCAAAACGTTCAGGAATAAGACAACCTAACTTACATAAATTGATGAGCGGTAAAACGCTTTCGAGTAAGTCAATAGAGAGGTTAGGCGAGTTCTTTAGTAAATAATTTAAGGCGGGATGTAAAAAATTCCGCTTTTTTGTTTGTTGTATTATATTAATTAATATATTTGTAGACGTTAAACAATTAAAAACACGAATTATGAAAGATTTATCAAGAGATTGCCAAGAATGTAACGGATGGGGAACTATCACAATAGAACACAACGGAACTGAAATTCCTTATTTGCAGGATATAGTTGACTATGAGTGTATGAGTTGTACGGGAACAGGCGTAGAATTAGATAAAGACCAAGTAAAGGAACGCATAGAAGAAATTACAGATATGATTGAAGGTATGCATATTCGAATGAATGGTCACTCACGATTTATTATGCAGTTAAAGAAAGGATTATTGCACGAATTAGCTGATAAATACGTGGATAGATTAGACACTTGCTCACGTGCTTTAGGACGTTTAATTAATTATAAGAAAAAATTAGATAACTTAGTCGGGTGAAACTAAAAAAGACGAATGAATTTGCCATTGGCATTGCTTATAAAAAAAGTGGTGTCATTGGCATTTTCTTTTTAAGGTGGGTTTTAGAAATTTATTTATGAGTTGGATAAATAAGGTAGCTAAACACCACAAAGAATACGTAAACACGATTAAAGGATTCGGTGAAGATTTCTACGCAGAAGATTTAGTTCAAGAAATGTATGTTAGATTCATAACTAAAAACAAAGAGCAACAGGTAATGAATAAAGGCGAAGTTAATAGATACTATGTTTATTTAACTTTGCGTTCTTTATTTGTAGATTTTTACCGTCAAAAAAGCAAAATAATTAAAATCAATATTAGCGAAATACTTAACTTAGAGCAAATAGACGAGATAGAACAACACGAAGCATTTGGAAGTTTAATAAATAAAGTAAGTGAAGAAATGAATAACTGGCATCATTACGATAGGTTATTATTCCAATTGTATAAAGACTCAAATATGTCTATGCGAGAAATAGCACAAGGCACTAACATAAGTTTAAGAAGTATATTTTGCACATTAAAACATTGCAAAGAACGTTTAAAAGAAAACGTAGGAGAAGATTTCCAAGATTACGTGAATAGTGATTACGAATTAATATAAAATAAAATGGCACGAAAAAGACGAACGAAAGCTGAAATATTAGCAGCTGAAAGCAAAGGATTAGGCGATACAGTAGAAAAGGTTTTAGAAGCAACTGGAGTTACTAAGGTAGCTAAATGGTTATTAGGAGAAGACTGCGGATGTGATGAACGAAAGGCAAAGTTAAATGAACTATTTCCATATCGGAAAATGTTGTGTTTAGAAGAAAACGAATTTACTTATTTAGATGAGTGGTTTAGCAAAAACACGGATATAGTAAGACCGATTGAACAAATAGAATTATTTAAAATTCATTCAAGAGTATTTCAAGTAAGAAACGAACTAACAAGCTGCCCAACTTGCGTTGCTGAAAGAATAGCAGATTTAAGAATAGTTTATAACCAATACAAAGAAGAAAATGCCAATTCCTAAACCACGTTCAAACGAAGAAAAAAAAGACTTCATTCAAAGATGTATGTCGGATAGTAAAATGGCTTCTGAGTATGAAAACACCGACCAAAGATTAGCCGTATGTTCAACAAGCTATGAAGAAAACCTAAGTAAAGTTAATTTAGAAAGTTACACGGACTATCCTAAATCAGCAAAGAACGCAGCACAAAGAGCATTAGATTGGGCTGATAAGAATGGTTGGGGAGATTGCGGAACACCTGTAGGAAAAGCAAGAGCAAATCAATTAGCAAAAGGCGAACCAATAAGCGAAGAAACAATATCAAGAATGGCAAGTTTTGCAAGGCACTTACAAAATAAAGACGTTCCTTATAGCGAAGGTTGTGGTGGTTTAATGGTTGATGCTTGGGGAGGTCAAGCAGGTATTGAATGGGCTCAAAATAAACTTAAAGAAATACGTGGCGAATAGTGTCTTTTTAACAAGCGATTACTATATAGTTTTTATGAATCCAAACAAACATAAAAAGGAATGGAACGCTATTAAGTTAATTATGACAGTAAGTGAAATAAACTATTGTATATTTATTGATTATGAATCTGAATATTTAGAATTTCACCCCGTAACAAAACAAGAATTTAAAGAATATTATTATAACCCAAATTAAAATGAAATTAGTTAAAATATCGGACGTAAAGCCGAACCCAAAGAATCCAAGAATAATAAAAGACGGAAAATTCCAAAAGTTAGTTAAGTCTATTCAAGAATTTCCTGATATGCTAAATAAACGCCCTTTAATCGTTTTTACTGACGTAGATAATAAATACGTTGTCTTAGGTGGTAATATGCGTTTAAAAGCCTTAAACGAGCTAAAATTTAAAGAAATACCCGTTATCATAGCTGATGAATGGACGGAAGAACAAAAAGCAGAGTTTTTAATTAAAGATAACGTCGGGTTTGGAGAATGGGACTGGGATAGTTTAGCGAATGAATGGGACGTTAAAAAGTTAGACGATTGGGGTTTAGATTTGCCGATTGATTTAGACGCTATTAAAGAAACAAAAGATATTCCAGATATTGGAGAAATAGAATTTAGTGAGGAGTTATTATTAGAACATAATTACATTGTTTTATATTTTGATAACGCAATGGATTGGGAAGTGGCTCAAGAAGTGTACGGATTGAATAAAGTTAAAAGTAAAACAAGCGCAGAAGGCACTCAAAAAATAGGAATTGGTAGGGTTTTAAATGGTAAAAATTTTATATGAATGTAATAATACCAAGTTACAAAAGAAGTCACGATTTAAAAGGTAAAGATTATTTCTTTATGGCTAAATATTGTGTTCCTGAAAGTCAAAAAGACGAATATATAAAAGAAGTTGGAAAAGATAGAGTTATTACTTTACCTGATAATGAAGACGGAGATATAGTAAAAAAAAGAAATTGGATTTTAAAAAATATTCCAAGACCTTTAATAATGATTGATGACGATGTTAAAAGCATAAATTATTACGAAAATAGAAAAGGCGAAAATGACGGAGAACATAAAAACAAAGAATTAGACAAACACGAATTAAATAATTTTTTTAAACATAATTTTCAGTTATGCCAAGATTTTAATTGTAAAATGTGGGGATTAGGACAAAACGAAGATAATAGAATTTACAAAGAGTTTTTACCATTTAATTTATCAAACATTGTTTTGGGTCCTTTTCAAGCTCATTTAGAACACGGATTGTTGTTTGATAATAAGGTAGGGACAAAAGATGACTACGATATGGCTTTGCAACAATTACATAAATACAAGAAGATTTTAAGATTAAATAAATTTCATTATTTATGTGAACACGGAGACAACAAAGGTGGAATTGTAAGTTATAGGAGTAAAGAAAAAGAAATCGAGTATTGTAAACAAATAATGTTAAAGTGGGGTAAAAAAATAATTCAGTATAAAATACCACCTCAAAAAATGACTGATTTGCTCAATGCAAAAAAAGTTAATGTACCGATTAAAGGAGTTTAATTAAAAGCACCGATAAAGCACCGATTATGGCAAAAGAAGATAATTTAAAACCTGCGTGGAAAAAAGGAGAAAGCGGAAACCCTGCAGGATATAAGAAAGGACAAAAGAATAGAAGCACAATAGCACGTTTATGGCTTGAGACAACACAAAAAGCAAAAAACCCAATTACAGGCGAAGAACAAATTTTATCTCAAGAAGATTTAGGAACTTTAGCATTGGTTAAAAAAATGAGAGAAGGTGACGTTTCGGCATACAAAGCATTAATGGATTCAGGATACGGCGCACCACTTCAACAAATAGAACAAACAATAATAGAACAACCTTTATTTCCTGATGTTTCAGAGAACGACAGCAACGAATAAAGTACTGGCTTTAAAAAGACGAATTAAAATAATACAAGGCGGAACTTCGGCTTCGAAAACGTATTCAATATTAGCAGTCTTAATAAACAAAGCAATACAACAACCTAACTTAGAAATAAGCGTTGTAGCTGAATCAATACCACATTTACGTAGAGGAGCATTAAAAGACTTTCTTAAAATACTAAAATGGACAAGCCGTTATTACGATGAACAGTTTAACAAATCTTTATTAACTTATCAATTTAAAAATGGAAGTGTTTTTGAGTTTTTTTCGGCTGATGATAGTTCTAAGTTACGTGGTGCTCGTAGGGACATTCTCTATATTAATGAGTGCAATAATATATCTTTTGAGTCCTATAACGAGTTGGCTATACGAACGAAGAAAGAAGTCTTCTTAGACTTTAACCCTGCAAATGAATTTTGGGTGCATACGGAACTAAAAGACGAACCCGACTCAGAGTTTATAATACTTACTTACAAGGATAACGAAGCCTTAGACAAATCAATAGTTGAACAAATAGAAAAGAATCGTTTAAAAGCAGAAACAAGTAGCTATTGGAGTAATTGGTGGCGTGTTTACGGATTAGGCGAAATAGGAATGTTAGAGGGCGTTATATTTAGCAACTGGAAACAAATAGACCAGTTACCGAGTGATGCTCGGTTAGTGGGTATTGGTTTAGACTTTGGGTACACGAATGACCCTACTTCAGCAATTGAGATTTACAATTATAACGGAACACGAATACTCAACGAATTAGTTTATCAAACAGGAATGTTAAATAGCGATATAGCTAAAAGACTTCCAAAGAACGTAGTAGTGTACGCTGATAGTTCAGAACCTAAATCAATAGACGAAATAAAACGCTACGGAATAACGATTAAAGGCGTTACAAAAGGCAAGGACTCAATTAATTATGGAATTGATGTTATGCAACAACAAGAATATTTAGTGACGTCTAATAGCGTTAATTTAATCAAAGAGTTAAGGGCGTATTGTTGGGACGTAGATAAAGCAGGAACACGGTTAAACAAACCTATTGATAATAATAACCACGCTATTGATGCTTTAAGATACCACGAAATGGAAACGCTTGGACTCAAAAGAAATTACGGCACATATAATTTACGTTAATGACAGACGACACACCGATAATGACCCGAGAAGTTGAGCATTACGTGTATATTCGGACGGGTAAACGTGTGAAGATAGTTTTTAACGACGCCCAAAGTATAAGAAAACATTTAATGTTACTTGGTGAGGCGTATGCCGTAGCCGTGTACTACAAGAAACACAATAAAACGTTTAAATAATATGAAGTTAGAATTAGTAATTCCAACAAAGTTAAGTGAGATACCTTTAACGCACTATCAAAAGTTTTTAGCAGTAGCCCAAAAGACGAATGATGAGGTGTTTTTAGCTGAAAAAATGATTCAATGTTTTTGTGGTATTGAATTAAAAGACGTAGTTAAGATTCCATTTAAAGAAGTCGAAGCGTTAAGCGTACATTTTGCTACAATGTTTCAGCAAAAGACGGAATTTAAAAATAGATTTACTATTGCAGGAACTGAATTTGGTTTTATTCCTAATTTAGAGAATATGACTTGGGGTGAATACATAGACCTTGAGGCGAATATAAGCGATTTAAGCACGTTTCACAAGGCAATGGCGGTAATGTACCGTCCAATAGTAGAAAAACACGGAGACAAGTATAAAATAGAACCTTATGTTTCTACTATAAACTATTCCGAAATTATGGAATATGCTCCTTTAGATATAGCACTTTCTGCAAAGGTTTTTTTTTACAATTTAGAGAACGAGTTATTAAAGGCTACGATACACTATTTGGAGATGGAGATAATGAAGAACAAGGAAATATCTCAGACTTTAGCGAAAGAACTCAATTTACAAAGCAATGGGGTTGGTATCAAAGCATATATGCAGCAGCTAAGGGAGACGTCACAAAGTTTAATGAAGTTACCAGACTTCCACTTACAACAGCACTTACCTACCTTACTTTCGAAAAGCAGCGAACAGAGATTGAACAACGTGAATTAAATAGACAAATAAAAAAATAGATATGAGTTATTACGGAATATTAAACATTTTAAAATCTGAATTAGAAGCAACTGATTTAGTTACAACGGTTACGGAAGGTGATATTTTTCAAGTTGATTTATCTAAACAGACTTTGTTTCCTTTGGCTCATATTATGGTAAACAATGCAACGTTTGAAAACAATGTTATTCGTTATAATATTTCTATAATTGCTATGGATGTAGTGGATATATCAAAAGACGAAACAACGGATATTTTTATAGGCAACGATAACGAGCAAGATGTATTGAATACTCAGATAACAATGTTAAATCGTGTTTACGATAAATTAATTCGTGGCGATTACTTTTTAAACTTAGGAATTATAGATGGTAACCCAAGTTTAGAACCTTTTATAGAACGGTTCGAAAATAACTTAGCAGGTTGGACAATGACGTTTGATTATTTGATAGGCAACGAAATGACGATATGTAATGAATAATCGAGAAGAAACATTAAAACGATTTATTCAGCACGTAGTTAGTCAAGCCAAAAGAAACTTAACGACCTACGGTAAAAACGCTTCTAAGAAACTTTACAATTCAATTAAAGGTGAATCAAAGGCTTTTCCAAATTCAATAGGTATTTATTTTGATATGGAGGAGTACGGATTTTATCAAGATAAAGGTGTTTCAGGAACTAAAAAGAAATATGATACGCCATTTAAATATACGAATAAGATGCCACCACCGAGTGCTTTTGATAAATGGAGTATTCGTAAAGGTATTGCACCAAGAAAATCAGGCGGTCAATTTAAAACACGAAAAGGATTAAACTTCGCAATTGCTCGTTCTATATTTGAGAAGGGAATAAAACCGAGTTTATTTTTTACAAAACCATTTGAAGCAGCATTTAAAAACTTGCCTGATGAAATGATTGAAAGCTACGGATTAGACGTAGAGACTTTATTTAATGACATTATGAATCAAACATTTAAGAAATGAGTATTTTCGCACGTTCACCCTTTATTGTAGAAATTTCAGAAACAGGACAAGAGGGTTCTAAAGTAGAATTGTTTTTATGGAATGGCACGGGAGCAGCACCTGCAAACCCTTCATATACTTTGTCTAAATTAATACCTGCTACAAACAACGTAAACACGTATTATAATATTAGCCCTTACATTCGTGAATTCATATCATTTGATACAAGATTTGAAATATACAATACTTATCCTGCAGCTACAAACGAGCAATGGTGTAATGTAATTTATAAAAGATACAAATTAGACGGAGGTGTTTATACTTTGCTAAATACAACAACTGTAAAAGCATACGATGGTTTTGGATATTATGAAGAGGGAACTAACCCTAATTTATTTTATGATATTTTACACGAACAAGGAACGTTCAATTATTATTACGACGGAGAAAACCCGAGTACAACATTAAGCAGGAGAGCAGGATATGTTACCGTTTACGCAACAACTGGATATAAAGCTAAATACACTAATTTAAACACGGGAGCAACGTTTACTCAAAACCTAACAAACAATAGATTTACAAACGTTCCAAGAGTTTACGCAAATTATTACGCTGATGGCAACAAATTAGAAATATTAGACGATTCAAACATTACAATATGGACGGCATATCTTGTTCCTAAACAGAATTGTAAATACGATGCTGTTTTATGTGACTTTGTAAATAAGTATGGAGCGTGGCAAAGAACGTGGTTTTATGCAGCGTCAAATGATACTTACGCTTTTGAAAACTCGGAATACAATTTAATGCAGTCTTCAATAACTAATTATAGCACTTTAGAAGGTCAAAGAAAAGTATTTAATACAACGGTTAAAAAAACAATCAAGGTAAACACGGATTGGGTTGATGAGGATTACAAAGACTTACTTAAACAACTTATGGCAAGTGAAAGGATTTTAATAAATAGCTTACCTGTAAAACTGAATACAAAATCAACTGAATTATTTAAATCCATAAACACGAAAACAATTAACTACCAATTAGAGTTTGAGTTTGCATTTAATGGAATAAACAATGTAATATGAGACAAGTTCAAGTATATATTGAAGGTAATAGAATTGAATTATTTAACGATGAGCAAATACAAATTACGTCAAGCGTTCAGAATATTTCAGACATTTCAAAAGTATTTACCGACTTTTCTCAATCGTTTACCGTTCCTGCTTCGACTGTAAATAATGCGATATTTCAGCACTTCTATCAGTCGGATGTAGATTCTACTATTGACCATAATATAAGACGTTCTGCTATCATTGAAATTGATTTAACGACATTTAGACGTGGTAAAATACAGATTGAAAAGGCGAATATAAAAGACGGACTACCTGAAAACTATCAGTTAACTTTTTACGGAGAAATAAGAACCTTAAAAGATGCCTTTGGAGAAGACAAATTAAACTTATTAAATTTAACATCTTTAGAGTTTCAATTTACTGCAGCTAATATTTATAATAGAATAACGGATTTAGCAACTGATTACGATGTTCGTTACCCTTTAATAGCAAGTAATAGGCTTTGGACGTATCAACACGCAGGTGAAGACGTAACAAACACGTCACACGCAATAAGTTTTGAGGAGTTGTTTCCTGCAGTTAAAGTAAGTAAGTTATTTGAAGCAATTGAAGCCCAATATGGAATAACATTTACGGGTACATTTTTAACAGACCCGAGATTTACAAATGTTTTCTTGTATGGTAAAAACTCAATCGAATATCAATACTTTACAGAAATATCGGATATTCTTTTAAACCAAATTGTAGGTAGCCCATTAATTGAAGACCCTAACTTACCTAACCCCGGTGATTTAGCTTACATAGATATTTATGAAGACAAGATAAATATTATTCCAGCAGTTGGAGTAGTTGCACACGTAATAACGTTTGATGTTTTAAGCGTTTCAGTTGCAGGAACTTTCTACATAGAAGCATATCAAGATGGTAATTACTATCAAACATTTACTGGCGACAGCAATGGCGTTATAGGATTTATTCAAATAATAAATACAGCAGGATTAGATACTACATTAACATTTAAGTTAAAGGCTACGGATAATATGACCGTT